ATAAAATGGCAAAAGAAAAAGTACTAGATGTGAAATCTAGAGTAGAAAAAGTGTCTGATGAACACTTAAATGAATTACAACAAGCGGTTAATGTTGTTAATGGTTTACAATTTAATATAGGTAGATTAGAATCACAAAAACATAAAGCGCTTCATGATTTAACTATAGGTCAAGATAAGATAATATTATTACAAGACAAACTTATTAAAGAGTATGGCTCTTACGATGTGAATCTAACAGATGGAACTATTAATTGGCCTAAAGATGAAAAGTAATATTATAAGAAAAATTACTATAGGTAAAGACTATAAGAATGATTCTATGCACTACGCGGTAAATCAAGAGGTTTACGGTGGTCACAAGATATGTGATATAATAGAAGAAGAAGATAAGTACTCTATATATATTAGAAAAAAAGATGTAGTTATACCTTGGAAGGACTTTAATAAAAACATGGCTATATCGGTGGAGTATAATTTAGAATACTAATGAAAGCTTATAAAGATTTTATGGTTTCACCTATAGGTGGAAGATATAATAACTCCACTAAAATTGATGATAAAGAATTAATACTTAATACAGAGATATATAATCATCAATTTGTAAATAGATTAGCAAAAGTAATCGCTACTCCATTATTATTTCCATCACCCATTAAAGTAGATGATGAAGTAATAGTACATCACAACGTGTTTAGAAGATGGCATGATGTTAGGGGTAGGGAAAAAAATAGTAAATCTTACTTAAGTGACAATAGGTACTTAATATCTAGTGATCAAATATTTCTTTATAAGAAAGATGATTGGAAAGCGATGCCTGGTTTTAGCTTTATTAAACCACTTAAAGCTGTAAATAAGTTTAACACTAAAGATGAAAGACCATTAGTTGGAGTTATTAAACACTCTGATGGAACTTTTAATAAAGAAGAACTTATTGGTTTTCGTCCTAAAGTTGAGTGTGAAGATTTTATTAATGGAGAAAGACTTTATAGGATTATGAATAAATTTATTACAATTAAATATGAATATCAAGGAAACGAAAAAGAATATAATCCAAGCTGGACACAAAGCGGTTGAAGAACTAATTAAAGTTGCAAGAGAAGAAATAGTAGATTCAGATGAAGATATATCAGCTGATAGATTAAAAAATGCTGCAGCTACAAAAAAGTTAGCAATATTTGATGCTTTTGAAATATTAAATAGAATCCACGAAGAAGAGAATATGTTAGAGGGTAAACCCGTTGAAGAAGAGAAAAAGAATACTTTTAAAGGATTTGCGGAAGGTAGATCAAAATGAGTTACAAGCAAACGTTATATAAGGTTGTAAAGCCAATAAAAATTAATACCATTAAAAGACTTAATAAGTCTAAAAAGTGGGAATATGGTTACAATAAAGAAAATGATATTGTAGTAATATCAAAAACCGGAATGATAGGTGAAGTGCTAGAAATACAGGGTTTTAAAATAGCCTTACCTAAACAACCTAAAGAAATATATTCTTGTAGTAAAAATAAATCAGAACAAAAATGGAAGCAATTTTCAGCAAACCCTGATTTTAAAAGAATTAAAACAGTTTTTGATTGGCAAGATTATCCAGATGATTTCAAAGAAAAGCATTATGGATATATAGATGAAGAGTTTAAAAGAAGAGAAGAAGGTTTTTGGTTTATGAACAACGGAAAACCAACTTATATAACCGGGACACATTACATGTATTTACAATGGAGTAAAATAGATGTTGGAGCTCCTGATTTTAGAGAAGCAAATAGATTGTTCTTTATATTTTGGGAGGCTTGTAAGGCGGATAAAAGATGCTACGGAATGTGTTATTTAAAAAATAGACGTTCTGGTTTTTCTTTTATGAGTTCAGCTGAAACTGTTAATCTAGCCACTATATCAAGTGATAGTAGATATGGTATATTATCTAAAACTGGTGCTGATGCGAAAAAAATGTTTACTGATAAAGTAGTGCCAATTAGTATTAATTATCCATTTTTCTTCAAACCGATACAGGACGGTATGGACCGACCAAAGTCCGAACTTGCTTACAGGGTGCCAGCTAAAAAGTTTACTCGTAAGAAAATGAGGGAGCGTGAAGAGCAAGATGATATGGAGGGACTGGATACAACTATTGACTGGAAAAATACAGGTGATAATAGTTATGATGGTGAAAAACTATCTTTATTAGTTCATGATGAAAGTGGTAAGTGGGAAAGACCTGATAATATAAAAAATAACTGGAGAGTTACAAAAACTTGTTTACGATTAGGTAGTAGGATTATAGGTAAGTGTATGATGGGATCAACATCAAATGCACTAGATAAGGGAGGTGATAATTTTAAGAATCTATATTATAATTCAGATGTTACAAAACGAAATCGTAATGGACAAACTAAGTCAGGATTATATTCTTTGTTTGTTCCCATGGAGTGGAACTACGAGGGATTTATTGATGAATATGGGCAACCCGTATTTAATACTCCTGAAAAAGAAACATTTGATCCGCATGGAGTTGAGATAGATTATGGGGTAATAGATCATTGGAATAATGAAGCTGAAGGTTTAAAAGATGATCAAGATGCTTTAAATGAATTTTATCGTCAGTTTCCAAGAACTGAAGAGCATGCATTTAGAGATGAAACTAGAAACAGTTTATTTAATTTAATTAAAATATATGAACAAATAGATTTTAATGAAGGAAATAGAAATTCATCTGTATTAACAACTGGTAATTTTCAATGGATAAAAGGTGTTAAAGACACGCAGGTTAGTTTTAATCCAGATTCAAATGGAAGATTTAAAGTTAGTTGGGTACCAGGTGTTAAATTACAAAATAACGTTATTATAAAAAATGGCGTAAAATATCCAGGTAACGAGCACATGGGAGCATTTGGTTGTGACTCGTACGATATATCAGGAACAGTAGATAAAATAGGATCTAAAGGAGCTTTACATGGATTAACTAAGTTTTCAATGGAAGATGCTCCAGCTAATACATTTTTTTTAGAATACATAGCTAGACCTCAAACTGCAGAAATATTTTTTGAAGACGTATTAATGGCGCTAGTATTTTATGGCATGCCAATACTTGCAGAAAATAATAAACCTAGACTTTTGTATTATCTTAGAAGAAGAGGATATAGAGGATTTAGTATGAATCGACCAGATAAAGTTTGGAATAAATTATCTGTTGCAGAAAGAGAAGTTGGTGGAATACCAAATTCAAGTGAAGATATAAAACAAGCTCATGCTGCAGCAATAGAAATGTATATAAATGATCACGTTGGTTTATTAGAAGATGGAACTTATGGTAATATGTATTTTAATGATACGTTAAATGATTGGTCCAGATTTGATATAAACAAAAGAACAAAGCATGATGCCTCAATAAGTAGTGGACTAGCTATAATGGCTTGCAATAGACACTTATATAAACCAAACCCAAATAGAGAAAAAACTCCATTAAACCTAAGTATATCAAAATATAATAATAAAGGAATTACATCACAAATAATTAAAAGTAAGATATGACAGAGTCTGTTATAAATTTTCCGTCACAAGCGGTTAGTGATTTAGAAAAACTAAGTGAAGACTATGGTTTAAAAGTTGCTAAAGCCATAAGACATGAATGGTTTTCGGGAACCACAAATAAATTTAGTGGTCAAATAAATAAATTTCATCAATTAAGATTATATGCTAGAGGTGAACAATCAATACAAAAATATAAAAATGAATTATCTATTAATGGTGATTTATCTTATTTAAATTTAGATTGGAAACCAGTACCAATTATTTCTAAATTCGTAGATATAGTTGTTAATGGTATGTCACAGAGAGCATATGAAGTAAATTGTTTTTCTCAAGACCAATATGGTGTTAGCAAGAGAACAGAATATATGGAATCTATATTAAGAGATATGAGAGCTAAGCAATATAAAGATTTAGCAAAACAAAATTTTGGTATAGATATATATGAAAATGAACCAGAAAAACTACCAGATTCTGAAGAAGAATTAGCGCTACACATGCAGTTAAATTATAAACAAGCTGTAGAAATAGCTGAAGAACAAGCTATTAATGTTTTATTTGAGAATAGTAATTATGATTTAATAAGAAGAAGAGTACTTTATGATTTAGTGACAATTGGAATTGGTGCTACTAAAACTAGTTTTAATTGGGCGGATGGCGCTAAAGCTGAATATGTTGATCCAGCAGATTTAGTTTACTCTTACACTGAATCACCTTATTTCGATGATATATATTATGTTGGAGAAGTAAAAGAAATACCTATTAATGAATTAGTTAAAGAATTTCCACAATTAACAGAAGAAGATATAAAAGAAATAGTTGATACAGCGGGTAGATCTGTTTATAGTAGAGCTAGTTACAAAACTAGTGCAGATAAAAATAAAGTTGAAGTTTTATATTTTAACTTTAAAACTCATATGAATGATGTTTATAAATTAAAAGAAACTGCTAGTGGTGGAGAAAAAGTTATTGAAAAAGATGACTCATTTAATCCTCCAGAAAACATGGAAGGAGAGTTTGGTAAATTAGAAAGAGTTGTTGAATGTTTATACGAAGGTGTATATATATTAAGTTCTAATAAATTATTAAAATGGAAAATGGCTGATAATATGATGAGGTCAGATTCTGATTTTAATAAAGTTAAAATGAGTTATCAAATTGTGGCGCCTAGAATGTATGATGGTAGAATAGAATCTTTAGTCAATAGAATAACTGGATTTGCAGACATGATTCAATTAACGCACTTAAAGTTACAACAAGTAATGGCAAGAATGGTGCCAGATGGAGTTTTTCTAGATGTTGATGGTTTAGCAGAAATAGATTTAGGTAACGGAACAAACTATAATCCACAAGAAGCTTTAAACATGTTCTTCCAAACTGGTAGTGTTTTAGGTAGAAGTTTTACATCTGAAGGAGATCCTAATCCTGGTAAAGTACCAATTCAACAAATAAATAATGGGGTTAGTAGTAATAAAATACAAAGTTTAATTACAACTTATAATTATTATCTACAAATGATAAGAGATGTAACTGGGTTAAATGAGGCTAGAGACGCATCAACACCTGATGTCAACGCTTTGGTTGGTGTTCAAAAACTTGCTGCTGCTAATTCAAATACTGCTACAAGACATTTACTTCAATCAATGTTATATTTGACAGCTGAAGTGGCAGAGTGCTTATCGTTAAGAATATCTGATATAATAGAATATTCTCCAACTAAAGAAGCC